TAGTCGCTGAGACTGCTGTTCCCTTTGTTTGTAGGAATACTGCTGTTACAGTCGTTCCCCAAGCAGCCTGCAATGTTGCTAGAACATTTGCTGATGCTGTGTCATTTAGGAAATCGATTGTTACAGATGATGCTTCCAAGCCTTTAACGAACTTGTGTGCTGAGTCACCCATTGCAGTTACTTCTAGCTCATCGAATGAACGGTTGATTGTTACTGCGGTTACATGGTCTGAAAGATCGACTGAGTTAATCTTCACACCTACATTGTTATTTAGAAATACAGCCATGAGATTATTCCTCGTCCTTCTTAGTAGTTGCTGGCTTTGATACTGCTGGTGCTACCTGCCCGATCTTGATCAGGAAGGCTTCATTTTCTTTTTCCCACTCGGACATTTTAACTCCAACTCGTAAGGATTGATACGGACATCTCGCAACTGAGCAGATCGCCTGATGCAGCGTTGAGAATACTTGGTGCGCTTATTGCGCTTACATTATAAACGAGAGACGATGCTGCAAGCTTTGCGAACACGCCGCAGACTGTATCTTCTATCCCGTTTAGGTTGCCTTCATTATCAAACAATGGCACAGTCATAATAATCTTAAAGTTAGCCATCGGGCTAATAGTGATGTGCTGATTGTTGCTAGGAGTTAGATAAGGATCATCTGGAGAAACAATCACAGAGTTAGCAAGGACTGTGGCAGGTGGAAAGGCAAAGGTTTGCCACTTAGCGTTATTGACTAGAGCGGTGGCTAATGTGGTGCGAAGGGTAGTGATAGCAACTGGCATTATCCCACCATCGAACGCGGATCGAGTGCGTGTGCGATCAATCCTCGCACCTTAGCGAGAAGCTGTGCGCTCATTCGGTAAGGGCTTGGCTGGAAATCTACAGCGTTACTGCCTGAGAGTGTGGCTGTACGCGCTTGCCAGATTTCAACAGATATCATAAGAGCTGCTTGCTGAATTGCTTTATCTTCTGCCCAGTCTTGATACTCAGTAGCCTTGACTGTAGCAAAAGGATTGAAAGGATGTAAAGGTGTATCGCTCACATGGTTTGTTGTTATGTTAATGCTCTTGCCATTAACTGCCGTGATCGTCTTGTTGCCGTTGAAGTGTGATCCTGCACCTGTAATTACTACAGTCTGACCAACATAGTAAATGCCTTCAACTGACTCATCAAAGTAAAGAGTACCTACTGTGCCTGTGTTTTTATGTGACACGGCAAAATTAGTGTTAGCCCATAGCATAGGAAGTAGGACTGCATCTGCTGCATCGCATACTTCTTGCAAGGTTGCATCTGGATACAAAGTACCGACTCCGAGAGTGCTACGGAGTTCTGAGACTGTTGTAAGCGCCATGATGTCCTTTCTAAAGACCCTGGGGAGTAGAGGGCTACTACTCCCCAGAGCGACTTAGTGAGTTTTTACTGCTTGTTGTTCTTGAATGCGCCAGCTGCAACCTTAGTAGCGATTGCACCGAATCCGTAGTAACCAACTGTTACTGATCCGTTAGCTGTTGATTCTGCACGCAAGCGGTATGTTGGTGACTCGTACCATGTGTATGCATCTGGGTTTACGATAAGGATTGTTCCATCGCCATCGCCAGCGTTTGTAGGATCAACGAATAGGTTGAGTCCTGCAACATTACCTGTCAATGATGTTGGCGCTACTTGACCGCCTGCGTTCATTGGCTGTGATGCTGTGTAGATTGGACGGCCTGCATCGTTTAGAGACATGATGTTTGACCACTGTCCTGTTGATACGACCATGTTGCGAGCGAATGGATTTGGAAGTCCTGCTGTTGCGCCATAAACAGAAGCTGAACCGCGAGCAACAATGCCTAGCAATTCTGCTGCTGTTGGGTATGCCGCTACTGTTGTTGCATCTAGTGATGCACCTGAGATCAACGCTGCGTTTACTGCTGCGTTTGTTGCCTTTGCGTAAGCTGCTGCCATGTTGCGCACTAGCTCATCAAAGAATGCTGGAGATGTACGATCTAGCAATTCAACAGAGAATGTCTGTTGTCCTGCGTACTTCTGTACTGTTACAGATAGGAAAGAAGCGTTCTGATCTGTGTCGCTGAACGCATCGCCTTCTGGCTCAATCGCAACAGTTGGCACTGCTGTGATCTTTGGAATCTCAAAAGTCATACCTGCATCTGGAAGCACCCCGCGAGAGATTGCATCGATTGAAGGACGGATTGTTGTAGATAGTGGGTTGATGATTTCAGATAGTTGGCGTGTTGGAACAAGTCCTGCGTTATCTGTTGTGTCATCTGCTGCGCGTAGGTATTGACGAGCGTTGTCGTCACCCAGTGCTGCGCGGATTGTGTTTTCTGCGTACTTAGCTGCTGTTACTTCAATGCGTGGCTTTGTGAAGTATGCTGCTGAAACAGTTGGGCGAGCAGCTTCGACCGCTGGTGCTTCAACTGGTGTTGCTTCGACTGCTGGAGTGGTTTGTTCCACGGTGGCTGTCTCGCTTTCTGTTGGTTGGATTGTTTCTTCTACAGCAGATTCTTCTGCTGCAATATCAGTAACCTGAGCAGACTTAAATGCTGGCTCGGTTACTAAACTTACTTCGACCAAGCGAGCAGCGGATACATATGTCACGCCATCCTTGATCTTTGACTTTAGGACTTCTGCCCCGATTGATAAACCTGATTGCAAGCCTTCTTCTGCAAGGATTAACGCTTCTGTACCGCGCTGTGAGCGACTTACAGAAAATACAGCATCGATAGAATTTTCTGACTCGCTAAATGAGACCATGCGACCTAAAGGTTTCTTATTGTCATGCTGACTTAAAAGCTTGATGGACTTAGGATCTTCGATAGCGATTGATCCTGACTCAAAGATAACTTTGCCCATGTTGGTCGATCCTGCTTCAACATTGAGTGGCACAATCTTGCCTGATACTGTGCGATTGGCTGAGTCTGCTGTGAGATCAGCTGAGAAGGTGATTACTTGATTCATTCCATACCATTGTTTCCGTTAGGTGTTAGATCAGTCATTTCCATTGCCTGTTCTGGAGTAATGAGATTAAGTGTTAATAGTTTTTCAATTACTGCAAGCTCTTGCATAGGATCAGTACGCAAGAAGTTCTTATCAATATCAAACTTGACTACATTACCGCGAGCAGTAATGTCATCCATTGAAAGACGATCTTCTATAGCCGTTATGAAAGGCTGTAAAGATAGCGTGAGGAATTGTTTCCTCTCCTCATTGACATTTTGATATGTATAACTCGAGTTCATGTCTGCTGATACATAAATCGCTGGCACATTGCACAAACGAGCAATTTCAGTCGCAAGATTCTGTATGGCTTCGTTATACATCATGTCTTTAGGTGAAAATGAAACTGGGTTATATTCAAGAGTAGATGTCAAGTAAGCAGTGCTGCGATTGTTGCGAGCATTCTTCCATGAAGCAAGTAATCCCTGGACTTCTTTAGGATCTAGATCAGCACCGGTGTTTTTAATGTAACCAGTTGCCATTGGAGTCGATGCTGCAATCGCTGCCGCTTTCTGAACATCAATAGCTGCGCGGATTGTTGAAACTCCAGCATTAAGAATGCCGTCACTAAGAGACTGGAAAGTAACAAGAGATCCTAATCCGTCCATTGGTAATGTTGTGCCATCGACTGCGTAAGATCTAACAAAAGTGTTAGTACTGTCTAATGTTGCAGTAACACGATGGTTAGCGATCCACTCAAAGCGAGAAGGACGACCATCTTCCTGATAAACCTCAACGACTTTCCAAAAGGCTTGCCCGTAAAACAATAATGAATCAACAGTCCATGCAATCGTTACTGATCGTGGCTGCGAGTATGAAGGTTGCTCTAACCATGCAGGTGAGCCAAGTTCTTCATTTGTAGATTTCTTATAAAGCTCTAAAGGAATCGCTCCGATAGTTCCCGCTAAAAGGTTACGGCATCTAAGTAATGCAGGTACGGAGACCGCCTCTGTTCTGCCTACAAAGGCATACTGGAAAGGCATTGCATAAGGTGAATACTCACCGAGCACTTGAGGTGCTGCTTGAGCTTGTAATTGTGGCTTAGACTCTAGCCCAAATGCTTGCAGTAGTTTACCCATAGACAGAAATTGTAGCATTTGTCAAGCAATTAGACAATGTGCTAGGGCGTGTCTAAGTATAAATTTGAGGCTTAGGTTGAGGGATCATTAACTTGGAAACTACCATAGCCAACCCAATAGGGGCTGAAATATCTCCCGCACTCTTTCGCTTAATGATGCGCCATGCGGAATCGTTCACCTTAGCTGCGCAGTTATTCATCTGCTGGATCAGTTCTGCCATGCCATTATGAACGACTCGATGATTGACCAAGCCTTCTAAGAGATCTCCGCAGGCTTTGTAAAATTGCTGACCCGAGACATCCTCGGTAATTACTCCAGCATTGGCTAGGCGATCTGCAATCGTTTGAGTCGCATACTTGTCATAGCAGACTAAGCGTGGCTTATAAATGTCGCACCATGCCTTTATACTTGCCGCCATCTTTAACTCATCGATGGCAACCTGAGAGCTGTAAGTCTCCAGAATCCCGATGCCAATCCTCCCATCTGGGAGTAGCTGTCCTGCGACCAATGATCCGTTCCTGCGTGAAGGACTGACATCGAAACCGAATACAGTATAAGCCCCAGCGCTCATTTCTAGTGTGCTATCGGATGTGTCCTCTAATATTCCATGAGGCCAAGGGCTACTTAACGAGTCAATCCATTGACAAAGAGTCTCAGTACGCGTGTTTTCAATCGGTGAAGTAGCAATCGCTTCTTCAATCGCTTCCTCTGTGATGGTGTATCCCAGAGAGGGGTTAGCCAGAGCCCATGCAGCACGATCAGTTATCTTACAATATTGTGGCGCAGAATACTCGTAAAACCCAAAGGACTTAGGCGGATAATCTATGGCGCGCTCTCGTAAGTCATTGAGTACAGTTGAGAACGCATCTCCAGCATTACTTGTGAGTAATGTCTGAGAATTTGGGTGCGCTCTAGTCGTTGGAGTAGCAGCTCTAAATCCATCTTCTGTGATCTCTCGGACTTCATCGATGTAGAGCAATCCATTGACACTTCTGCCTCGACTGCCATCTCTAGTTGCTGCAACGACATCAAGCCTTGCTCCAGATAGCATTTCAATGCTCTCAGTTCCGTTAGCGTGTCTGATCTGTTTAACGAATCCTTTGAGGTGGTCATTGGTCTCCAGTAGGTGAGTTACTTGTCGGAAGGTGTCTAGTGCCATAGAGCGGTTAGAGCTCATGATAAGGACATTGGTGTTCCACTTAATCAAGTGTGCCAGTATGAGCATACGCGCTAAATGGGTCTTACCGTTCTGCCGAGCGACTAAAATCAGGTTAGTCTTACGAATCCACATGCCCTTCTTGTCCACAGTAAGCATGTCCTTTAGCACGAACTCTTGCCACGGCATTAGATCCATCTTGACGATTGCGCATAGATCTTTAACATCTTGCAGCTTGTTTTCGCCCTTGAGAAGTGGACTGTGAAGCCGTGGTTTGGTTGCCCCTCGCAGGGCTTTGGACTTTTTGGGCTTAGTTGTCATTGACTTGGATCGGGTCGGGTCTTAAAAGGACTGTCCAGCATCGGTTCGGACTGCATCGGGGAGATATAGTCGAGAAAG